CAGAAGTTGGTAAACTTTATGGCAATGGTGCAGGCGAAATTGCTTGCGAGTATACGGCTACAACAACCGATATTGCTTACCCTATTGCTAATACTGCATATTATAAATTAGATAATAATAGTAAAGACTCAGCTAAGTCAACTGGTAAGTTTAATGAGGGTGCGGTATTTAATGGGAGTAGTAGTTATATAACGAGTAATTCTTTGCCAAGTATTGGAACAGGAGATTTTACTTTTTCTTGTTGGTTTAATCAAAATTCAGGAAGTTCACAGGGCGCGTTGTTTTCTACAACGACACAATGGTTTGCTGCAAACGGAAATGTAAGCCCAAAAGTTTTAATGGTTACAGATGATACTGTTACTAAAAAGGGGGATACCACTTATAGTCAAGACACTTGGAATCACGCAGTATTTGCAAGAGAAAGCGGTGTATTGAAGATGTATCAAAACGGAACAGAAGTGTTTAGCGGCGCATATACCGATTCTTGGGATATGACTCAATTTGGTATTGGAGTAGCGCGAGCGTTTGGCAGTAGAGTTTATTATTTTAATGGGGAAATAGACCAAGTAAGAATATATAATACCGCATTAAGTTCTACAGATGTATTAAATTTATACGCTGAAACAGTCAGTGATACTAGTACACTGTCATTTCCATCTGGTAAAACAGCAATTGCAACATATCAATTAGATGGTAATTCTACAGATTTATCTGGTAACTATAACGGAACAGATACTAATATAACTTATGCTTACGATGGCACTGAATCAAACGTTGAATACAGGTTTGGAAGGTATGGTCAAGCAGCGGTGTTTAATGGTAGTACAAGTTATATTGAAAGTGGTATTTCAACTAACATATTAAATTCTGATTATACAATTTCTTTTTGGGGAAAATCGAGCAATAGTTCAGGTGGTCAAACTTTTATAAATACAAATAGCGGTGCTGTTGCTTTTGTAAGAATTGATTTTTCTGCAGATGGTAATCTTCTTTTTTACCACAGAAATTCAGCAAGTACAACTTACCTTGACTACTCAATTGTGCCAGGAATGGCGGATGGTAATTGGCATCACGTTGTAATTACAAAAGATAACACAAGCGTTAAAGCGTATAAAGATGGTAGTTTAGTAGGAACAATTACATCTACAAGCGGAACTTATAGCAATTCAACAACGTTACAAATTGGCAGAAATAATTATAATGCAAATGGTGCTAATAATTTCGATGGCGACATTGACCAAGTACGCATCTATTCAACTGCCCTTACAAGTAGTCAAGTAACACAACTTTACAACGAAAAGCCTGAAGTAGATACATCTAACTTTAAGACTGTATTGTATGAGGGTAATGGTGGTACTCAATATATTTCTAATGTTGGTTTTGAGCCTGATTTGGTTTGGATTAAGTCAAGAAGTTTAGCAGCTTCCAATGGAATTTTTGATTCTGTAAGAGGTGTAGCAAATTGGTTAAGAAGCGATGGAACAGACGCAGAGCAATATCAAAGAACAAACGGCTATTTAAATTCTTTTGATTCTAATGGATTTACTTTGGTAGAAGGTTCTTCAACACACTCTACATATACAGGTTCTTATGAAACACATCAAAGTGGACAAACCTATGTAGGTTGGGTATTCAAGGGCGGTGGAGAGGCAGTCTTAAACGAACAAGGTAGTATTGACAGTCAAGTTAGTGCCAATACAGAAGCAGGGTTTAGTATTGTTAAATATACTGGTAATGGAACAGGCGGAACAACAGTAGGTCACGGATTAAGCTCTGCCCCCGATATAGTAATAACTAAAGGACTTGATTTTCCAGATGTTTGGCTTATAACTGGAGCGTCTATTGGAAATAACGACACAAATTACTTATTATTTAATACTGGCGCAATGGGTTCAAGTACAACGGTAGGTTCATCTAATGCTACGACACTTAACATTGGTACAAGTACTGCATCCAACACTAACTCAAAGAATTTCATATCCTACTGTTTCCATTCAGTTCCAGGATATAGTAAGATAGGGAGTTATACAGGGAATGGTTCAAGTACAGGTCCGATTGTAACAACAGGCTTTGAGCCAAAATTTATTATGATTAAGCGAACAGATACATCAGGATATGGATGGTATATAATGGATTCCGCAAGGGGAATGGATGGAACAACAGGTAAGTTTTTGTTTGCTAATACTTCAGCATCAGAAGGTACTTTAGGAGCAGGTGGATTGCAACCTAATTCAACAGGATTTCAAATAACAGATGCAGGAGCAGGATTCAATGCAAACTTAGGAACATACATCTATATGGCTTTTAAATAAAAATTATGGCTTTAACAAAAATAACATCAGGTGTTATAGCACCAGAATTTACAACCTCGGCAAATTTAGCGTCAGGCACATCCGTATCTATTGACTGGAACAGTGCTCAAATATTCAGAATAACTCCAAACCACGCAGTAACATTTTCTTTTACAGATTATAAAATAGGTATGGTAAAAATAATTGTAGCTACTGGAGCAGGTGGTGGGAACACCCTTACTTTTCCAACAGAGGCAATTAAATTAAGCGGAGACTATGATGATACTTCTGCTGCTAAAAACTTTATTCAAATAGTATGCACAGATGATGATGGCACGCCTGAGTTCTTTTATACAATATCTCAGCAAGCTACTTAGAGTAATATTTAAATTAAATTAAATGGCTAAAAAACGTTTTAAAGACACCGGCGTTGGGAAGTTTTTATTAGAAAAGATTCCTAACGTCGTAGGCGCGATAGCTGGTGATACACCTGTGGGTTCAGTAATACAAGCTATTATTGGCGGCTCAGATATGAGCGAAGAAGATAAAAGAATTGCATTAAAAAAATTAGATTTAGAAAGAGCAGAAATAGACGGCACAACTAAACGTTGGGTTGCAGATGCGACTTCAGGGTCGTGGCTTGCAGCCAATGTGCGCCCTTTAACTTTAGTATTTTTAACAATAAGCTATGTAGCTGGATGGTATATGGGTTACCCATTAGATTCAATTACAGGTTTGCTTACTATTGTCATTGGTGGCTATTTTGGATCTCGCGGAGTAGAAAAAGTATTTGGAAACAGTAAACACAAATAATGAGCGATTTAAAAATTTACGGCATAAACGTCGGAGCGGTAGCCTTTTCGGCTATGCCTAACATCAACCCCACATTGCAAACTATAGTGTTAGTTATGACAATAATATATACTGGGATGAATATTTATATTAAATTAAAAGATAGAAATAAAAAATGAAATATTTCGAAGAATCCGAATTTAGTGAATTTGATGAAATGAATCCAGTTCTACTAGCTATGCTAGATGAGTTAAGAGAGGAGTATGGATACCCAATTAAATTAACATCAACTTATAGAAGTCCTGATCACCCTATAGAAGCTAAGAAATCTAAACCAGGCGAGCACGCTTATGGGGCCGCAGTTGATATTGCATGTGTAGGCGGTGAGGCAACTTTTAAATTAGTTAAAGCTGCTATTAAAGTAGGATTTACTCGCATAGGTATATCAAGAAAAAATAATTTTGTGCACGTAGGCATTGGTTATCCAGGGGCACCTGAAACCACTATATGGACATACTAAAATAAATTAAATGAAATTAATTAGAAAAATTAGCATAGGCCAAGACTATAAAAATGAGGCTATGCATTATTCTGTAGGCCAGGAAGTTTACGGAGGGCATAAGATTTGCGATATAATTGAACAAGAAGGTTCTTTTCAGATATACATTGAAAAGAAGGGATCACAATTACCCTGGAAACATTTTAATAAAAATATGGCTGTGTCTATAGAATACAATTTAGATTATTAAATGAAGTCATTATACAATTATATTATATCAACAAATGAAAGGTACAATAACAAAACATCTGTCGATGGTAAAGAGCTTATATTAAATACTGAAATAACAGAAAGAGATTACGAATTTGTAAATCGAATTGGTACGGTAATAAGCACACCTATAAATATTAAAACTCCCATAAAAAAAGGGGATCAAGTTATAATACATCATAATGTATTTAGAAGATGGTATGATGTTAGAGGTAATGAAAGAAACTCAGGTAATTATATAGACGAAGATAGATACTCAGTATCACCTGATCAGTTGTTTGCATATAATCAAAATGGCAAATGGCATTGCCCAAATATGTATTGTTTTGTAAAACCTTTAGAAAACGAAGACATATGGAGCACCGAGAGCGAGCAAAAACTTTTGGGAGTGCTTACATATACTAACGACTATTTAAGCTCATTAGGATTGTCCTGTGGAGATATTGTGGGCTTTACGCCAGAATCTGAATACGAATTTAACATAGATGATAAAAAATTATATAGAATTTTATCAACGGAAATAACTATCAACTATGGACATAAAAAAGAAACGCAAACTTATTCTTGATGCCGCTGAAAATTCAATTGATGAATTAATAAAGGTAATGAATAAGAGAATGGATCCAGACGAGCTAGATCCTGAAAAAGTAAAAATATCAGCCTCGGCTTATAGGCTTGCAATGGAAGACGCTATTGCCCTTTTACAAAGAGTAGAAGAAATAAATGAAATGATGAACGAATCACCTAAGACTGCTAAGGACAGTTTTTATGGTGTAGAAAACAGAGTTAAGTAATGTATAAACAAAATCTATATGCTATACACTCCGCGCATTTATCTACTAAAAATGTAAAAAGAAACAACAAGCTAAAAAATTACAAGTACGGTTATAATGACGATCTTGACTGTGTAGTAATAAGTAAAGATGGAACTATAGGTGAAATTTTTGAAGTACAAGGATTGCGTATTGCACTTCCTGCAATGCCAAAAGAAGTATATTCAAATAGCGAAAAACCTGAAGATCAAGTTTTTAAGCAAACCTTAAAACCCGCTACGCTATCAAAAATTAAATCAATACATGATTTTCAATTATACCCAGATGAAATTAAAGAAAAATATTACGAATATATTAATTCGGAGTTTGATTATCGCAATGATGGCTACTGGTTTATGTGCAACGGCACAGCAACCTACATTACAGGAACGCATTACATGTACCTTAACTGGACAAAAATTGATGTTGGTGCGCCTGAGTTCAGACAATCAAATAAAATATTCTTTTATTTTTGGGAAGCTTGTAAAGCAGATTACAGGTGCTACGGAATGTGTTACCTCAAAAATAGACGGAGTGGCTTCTCCTTTATGGCAAGCGCAGAAACAGTTAATCAAGCTACAATATCAAAAGATGCAAGATTTGGGGTATTATCAAAAAGTGGTGGAGATGCAAAAAAAATGTTTACCGAC